TCATCGCCGGTATCCTCCACGTAACGACGAAGGATGACAGAGGCGTATTTCGGATCGAGCTCCATCATGTAGCAGACACGGTTCAGTTGCTCGCAGGCCATTAGTGTGGAACCGGAGCCGCCGAAGGTATCAATAACTACAGAATTCTCCTGAGAGGAATTCTGGATGGGATAGCCCAGAAGGTCGAGTGGCTTTGAGGTCGGGTGATCCTTATTGCGCTTTGGTTTATCGTAGTTCCAGATGGTGGTCTGCTTGCGGTCGGAATACCACGGGTGCTTTCCGTTTTGCAAAAAACCATAGAGCACAGGTTCATGCTGCCATTGATAATCGGAGCGACCGAGCACGAGGCTGTTCTTTACCCAGATACACACACCGGCAAGATGGAAGCCTGCGTTAATGAATGCCTTTCGGAAAGTGAGCCCTTCAGTATCCGCATGGAAGCAGTAAGCGGCTCCGCCTTTTTCGAGATGGTCAGCCATGTTCTTAAACGCTGCCAGCAGGAACTTGTAAAATTCCTCGCCCTTGAGAGAGTCGTTCTGGATCGTAAGGCCATCCGAGGCTTTGAAGGATACGCCGTAGGGCGGATCGGTCAGAACAAGGTTTGCTTTCCTGCCGTCCATGAGCTTTTCCACATCTTCCGGCGAGGTGGCATCTCCACACATGACTCTATGCTTGCCAACCGTCCAGATGTCGCCGGGCTCTACGAAGGAAGCCTTCTCAAGGGCAGCGGTGAGGTCAAAATCATCATCGGCGATGTCCTTTTCGCTTCCGGTGCCGAGCAGTTTATCCAGCTCACCGGCATCAAAGCCGAGGAGAGATAGGTCAAAGGACTGATCCTGCAGGTCAGATAATTCGACCGACAGCATTTCCTCATCCCAGCCTGCGTTAAGCGCCAGCTGATTGTCCGCAAGGATATAGGCACGTTTTTGTGCTTCCGTCAGGTTCTCGGCAAAGACGCAGGGCACGGTTTCATATCCTTCCTCGCGGGCAGCCGTAATGCGACCGTGGCCGACGAGGATGTTATAATCTGCATCAATGACAGCAGGACTCACAAAGCCGAACTCCCTGAGAGAAGCCCGGAGCTGTGCGATCTGCTCCTTGCTATGTGTCCGGGCATTCCGGGCGTAGGGCACCAGTTTATCAATAGGTACCTGCTCTAATTTCTGTGTGTTCATTTACATATTCCTCCTGCTTCGAAGCAGCTGCTCCATCACGCTGTCCTGCGGGCTACCCTCAAATGGCTCGGTGCAGTTTTGCTTCACAATGTCGTAAATCTCATACCAGAGCAGGTTGGCCTGCTTCTGAAAATTCATCAAAAGCTGTGTGAATGGGCTCGCAATTGCAGCGCCGGTGGTCGGGTGCTTTCCGAGCATGCCGTATTTGCTGACAGCTTCGGAGCACTGGATATACCGGGCAAAGGCCTCAGAGTAGCTTTCAAGCAGGCGCTTGTTTACCAGCCTCTCGCAGCCGCGCTCCTTGAGCCACAGCCATGTTTCCTTATAGATTTCATCTGCACCGAGGGGCTTACCGTCCTTCTGAAGAGCAGAGAGGTAATCATCCGGGCTTGGCATATCCATGCCTTCCAGCTCCACGCCGTCACCGATATCGTCAACATCGAAGTCGGTCATGTCGTCAGTGAAGTCCGGCAGCTCCATACGCTTTGCAGGTGCGCCTTTCATAATTTTGTCGGCGAGGGCGTCCGGCTTGGAGCCAGCTTTGACACGCCGCCCGCCGCGATAGGTTCCGTCTTTCGCCATGTCGATCACTTCCATTTCTGTGGTGCAGGGTTTAATACCCTGTTTGAATTGCAATTTTTGCGTAAAAGACCCCGCGCCGTTTTCCGGGGAAAAGGGTCGTAGAGATTTTGACCGCCCTACCGGTCGCCGCGCTCGCGGTGAATCTTCTCGTGACACGAACGACAAAGACTCATAAGGTTGGACTCGTCATTCGATCCTCCGTCAGCAAGCGGCACGATGTGGTGGACTTCCTCGACCGCGACGTAGCGTCCTTCCTTTAAGCACTGCTCACAAAGCGGGTGCTTGTGAACGTAGCGGTCACGGATTCGTTTCCAAGCTCTGCCGTAGCGTTTGCCGGGAGAGTAGCCGCGCTGGAACTTCTCGTAGTGCTGTTCCATAACCTTGGCATGCTCCTCACAATAAACGCCGTCCGTCAGGTGTGGGCATCCGGGATAACGGCACGGTCGTTGTGGTTTTCTTGGCATAAGCCGTGCCTCCTTTCAGGGCATAAAGAAAGCCCTGCAGGATAATCCCGCAAGGCTCGTGTGCTGCGCGTGCAGCTGTATCTTTATTCTTTTCGCTGATTATATACTATCATAAAGGGCGGGTGGACATCTTAGGACAAAGCAGGACATTTCGGGCGCATTTCAAATGATAATCGGATTATCCGGAAGCGTCACATGAAGGAGTGCCTTGCCATGCCAGCGGCGAATGGTACGGGCATCTGCACAGAGCTCCATTCCGATCTGCTCCCACGTATAGTTGTGGATGTACCGGTACTTGAGTACCATGCGCTCGTCGGTATCAGGAACTGCCTCAATGACCTCTCGTATCTGTTTCTTAAGGTCTGATAGCATTTCCAGCTCACCGGCGATTTTCTTTTCCAGTGTCCACAGCTTCTCAAGTGTCCGGACAAATGGTGCTTCGGTATTACGCGATGCCTGCACGCGGTCTTTATCATATTGGATAGCCGACACGCTGCCTGCCATCTCACGCAGGTTTTGTGCTTCCATCGTGTCGGACTTGATTCTCTGATCAAGGCGGTAGGCCTGATGGAGATATTCTTTTACTGTCATAAGGGCTTCGCCTCCTCTCGTAGTTTTTGTATGAGATACTCGCCGTCTACACTTGTTAAGGTCTTGTACCAGCCGGAGCGGAAGAACCGTTCACACTCCATTGCATCCGACATGGCAGCTTGATTACCGGGTTTCTTTTTCAGGCGCTTCAAGGCGTCCCGGTAATCCTTTACTGCCTGCAGCACGATGGCATTGGCGAGATTTTCGTAGGGATCGGTCATCACACCACCTCAAGGTCAGCCTTGACCGCGTCAATCAGTGCGGTCTGCGTCATTTCCTTCTTGGATAGCGCCTTTATGATCCTTTCGTCGATGGTACCCTTGGTGATGATGTGTTGGATCACCACAGTGCCTGATTCTTGACCTTGCCGCCAGAGACGGGCGTTGGTCTGCTGATATAATTCCAGAGACCATGTAAGGCCGAACCACACAAGGGTGGAGCCTCCGGCCTGAAGGTTCAAACCGTGACCGGCAGAGGCCGGATGGATGACTGCTACAGGAATCTTTCCCGCATTCCAGTCAGCAATATCGCGGCTGGTCTTGATCTCCCGGACATTGAAGCGCTTCTTAATGCGGCTTAGGTCATGCCGGAACCAGTAGGCCACAAGAAGCGGTTTTTCATTGGCAGCCTCGATAATATCCTCCAAAGCGTCCAGCTTCTTATCGTGGAACTCGATGACCTCACCGGTATCGGCATATATGGCACCGTTTGCGAGCTGTGAGAGCTTGCCCGTAAGCGATGCGGCATTGGCAGCAGTCACTTCACCATCGGGGAGCTGCAATATGAGCTCCTGTTTCAAATCTTCATAACGGCTGCGCTCAGAGTCGGAAAGCTGCACTTCATATTCTGTTGAAACCAGTTCCGGCATCTTCAAATGGTCGGTGGACTTCATGGAAATCGTGATATCTGAGATCCTCTGATAGATGGCATCTTCCGCATAGGGCAGCGGCTTGTAGGAATAGATGATCTCGCCGTTTCGCTTGTCCGGCATGAAGTAATTTGTCCGGTACTGCGTGATAAAGCGTCCGAGGCGCTCGCCCATATCCAGCACTTTAAACTCTGCCCACAGATCCATGAGACCGTTGGAGGAAGGAGTACCAGTCAGGCCGATAATCCGATGAATCCGTGGCCGTACCTTCATCAGCGACTTGAAGCGCTTGGATTTATGATTTTTGAAGGACGACAGCTCATCGATAATCACCATATCGAAGTCAAAGGGAAAGCCGGACTCATCAATCAGCCACTGCAGGTTTTCGCGGTTGATGATCGTGATATCCGCTTGCTGCATGAGGGCGGCTTTTCGCTCCTTCGGTGTCCCGACTGCGACCGCATAGGTCAGACCTCTTAGATGCTCCCATTTCTGGATTTCCGCTGGCCATGTATCGCGGGCGACTCTTAAGGGAGCCACCACTAAAACACGATGCACTTCGAAGCTGTCAAACAACAGGTTATATACTGCTGTCAGGCTGATGATCGTCTTGCCAAGTCCCATATCTAAAAGGACTGCGGCCACAGGGTGCTTTTCAATATAGCGGATGGCATAGTCCTGATAATCATGTGGATTGAAGTTCATCGATCATCCCTCCAATCTGCTCCGGATCGTCAATGACATATACCCGGTAGCCAAGTTCCCGCAGCAGCCTGTGGCGTGAGAGCTGGAGAGGGCGTGGCTTTTTGCCGGGTGCCTTCAGCTCCGCGAAACCGATATGGCCGTCAGGGAGTAAGATCAGACGGTCGGGCATTCCTGCGAAAGAGGGACACACCAGCTTAAGTGCAATGCCGCCGTTATTTTTCACCGCCATAGTTAACTTGTTTTCTATCTGTTTTTCTATCATTGCAAACCTCCGTCAGGCGTTAATTTCAGGGGATGTGCAAGGTGTATCAATGGTATTTACCAAACTTTTTCTTAGAGCTATTTTTTTAGGCCTAAGAGAGTTTTTATATAAGACCTTGATACACCTTGTCATAGTCCCGGATTACTGCAGAAAATCTTCCTCTGCGCCGTTGTCATCATGAATCTTTAAGCCCTTAAAATAGCGCTTCCGATTCAATGTCAGCCGCTCGAATCCGGCTTTCTCCAGCGCAAAGTAAAAGTCTGCCGTGCTGCGCACATACTCATTGCAGTCCAGCGAGTAGTTGCGGTATGCCTGATAAAGTGCCGAGGAGCTTTCCTTAAAGGACTCATCCACATCGCACTTCTCCTCCAGAAAATGTCCGAACCAGTCGTTCTGGCTGCGATATTCATCGATGGCCTTTGTTACGCAGTCCGGCACCGGAATCTGGTAGTCCAGCGCGATGACCTTTTTAGCACCTTCGATGATCCATGCCAGAATGCTTTCACCGGCATTTTCATATAGGTACTCACCGTAATTTTTGATGTCGGCCTTGCCCTCGATCTTGGCGTTGAACGGGATCACGATAAGCCTGCGCCAGATACCGTCATCGGAAGCGGAGACGCGAGGCAGGTGGTTCGTGTACAGCACCAGCGTATGGCAGGGCTTGAAGGAAAACGGGTCTTTATACTTTTTCTCCGCAAACACATCGTCCGTAGAGCAGAGCTGCTTGACGGTGGAGTCGTTGAGCCTTGCGCCTTCCTGCATTTCCGCAGCGATCAGCAGGCGTTTACCTTTGACCTCAGCCATTTCCGGCTTGATGTTTCTGCGGCAGCCGACGGTCAAGGTATCTGCGGATATATTTCCGCTGTAGAGTCCCAGCACGCGGGAGATGGCATTCCAGAAGGTGGATTTGCCGTTGCGTCCATCGCCGTATGCGATGATGAGCGCCTCCACAAAAACTTTCCCGATAGCAGCAAGGCCGCAGATCATCTGTACATAGTCGATAAGCTGCTGATCCTTCTGAAAAATCAGATCCAGATTATCCTGCCAGAGCTGCGCTCCTTTACTGCCGGGTGACACGGACGTGATTTTTGTAATAAAGTCATCTGCAGAATGTTCGCGGGCACCGGCCATACCTTTTCTGAGGTCGTAGGTCGCCTCCGGTGTGCAGAGCAGGAAGCAGTCTGCGTCCAAGTCTCTCGGCGAGATTTCCAGCATCGGGTGCGTCTCTTTGAGGGTAGATGTAATGTTCTTGGAGTCGCGTCTGCGAACGGCAAAGCTCTGGTAGGCCTTGGCGGCAAGGAACTCCTGATAGGCCTCCATCTGCTCGTCGCTCATCAGCTGTTCAGCTTTGGCCTTGGATGTGTTATCAAGTATTTCCTGTGCACCACAGTTTTTGAGCTTTTGCAGAGCCTCCATCATATTTCGATTGGCTTCTGCGAGCTGCCTGCGGGTGAGTTCATGAGCGACGGCCTGAGCGCCGGGCTCTGTTTCCTGCCAGTAGTGGTCACTGTATCGGATAAAGTGGGTGGCCGGTGAGTAACGCAGCTCGTTTGCAAAATACTTTGAGAGCACCTCGGCCTGTCCTACATCAGAAAAGTCCTCCGGCTTATAGCTGTTCTCGTCGTTATAAACTTCCGGAGGGACATAACCATCCTCGCGGCTGATCTTGGAATAAAAGCGCTGGGCGCTGTGCCAGATTGTATTAAGCTCGCTGTTATCCAGAGGCGGCACGCAGATCGCGGCCTTTTCCAGAAAACTTTGGTAGGCTTTTGCCGTATCGCCGTATTTCTTAATGACAATACCGGCAAAGCGGGACATGGTAGCGTTGCGGCTTCCTTCCGGGATCACGACGTCCTTTTCATGCCCGCCGGGAAGGCCTGCATCAAACTCGTCGTCGTTCAAAAATTCCGTGAGGTTCATGCGACCGGGATAGAGCTCCACATCCGGTTCTTGTGTTCCGAAGAAGAAGCGAGCAGCATCCAGCGCTTTCGTATCGAAATACGGAAATATGGAATTGACCAGCTTCTTCATATCGCTATAGAGGGCAGCATCCGTCACCCGGTCGATGGGAAAGAGCACATGGAACTTTGGCCTTGCCGGTTTGCCGTTTTTCTCGCGCTGATTAAAGCGGCTGTAATGGATGGCGAGGCTTACTCCCGGAAATGCCTCCAACACGTCTGCCGGTGTGATCCAGTCTTTCGGATCTTCTGAATGGTCATTATCACAATCCACGGGAAGACAGTCAGCGGAGAGAAAGTTGTCGCTGTTGCGGTAGTGATTTTTGTACTCCGCGCACACATAATCGTGACTGACTGCGTCTCTCATTCTGTCCGCGTCCATGACAACGGTCTTATGCGGATAGGAGCAGTTTCCGGGATTGCCGATAAAATCGGCGCTATACAGGGTAAACATCAGTCGTACACCTCCTCCGATTCTTCCTCCAGCACCTTTGTGATAAATTTCAGGGCGCGGATCATGGTTTCCAGTTCGCAGTCGCCGCCAAGGGTAACTTCAAAACCGTTGCAGCCGAATCTGTCCATGAAAGGTGTGACATGGATATCTGTGCTGGCTTCATCGGAAATGCGGAAATAGGTGCGTCCGCCGTGGCCGGTGTCGCCACCTTTGTAACCGGTTGTTCCGGCTTCGACCTGCAGGATATTGGCACTTACCACATCGCGGGTGTAGGTAGTAATCTTCGTGCCATCGAAAAGCTCTCTGCGATTTTCTTTAATTTCATACATAGCGTTAAACCTCCTGCCATTCTTCTGTGAAATAGCGCAAGTGATAGCCTTTCCACTTGGCGCGTTTGATTTCTGCTTCCATACCGGATGAGATGCGGCTGCCGAATACCCAGATTTCAGCGCACTTGCTCATGAGGGCATTTCCGAAGAAAAGACCAAGCTCACGTTCTTCCGGATTGTCATCATCAAGGAACTGCGGAAATAGCAGATGCGGTGCGATAGGGATATATCCCTTGTCCACGGCATAGCGGCTGTAGCGTCTGGCGTTGGCTACGTTTGTCTCCACATCTCCGGAAAACGGAGAGCAGATGTAGACGATAGGCCGGAAAGCACGAAGGGACTGCTTTTCATTTGCAGCAATCCGGGATAGTGCTTCACCTGCAGTTGGATCAGGATAGCCTTCGCTGTTGCGATAATCGTTGCTCACTCAAAAGTCCTCCTTTCCGGGCAGACTTAAAGGCGTCCACCTCCAATTTCCACTGGAGATGAACGCCTGATTTGAGCGGACGATTTTTAATCTTTTTTGTAAAAGGGCGTGGTGTAACCGTCGGCGCGGAGCTTCAGGCCTTTTGCCCACGGAGGAGTCCTGCCCATCTGTTCACAGAGAACGTCAAGAGACATGCGAGGATCCGCTTCGATAACCAGCTCGTCGTGGATATGCATGACGATGGAGCAGCAGCGCAGCGTCTTCATGGCATAGCAGAGAATGTCGCGGGAGGTTGCCTGCACGATATTTTCCACGAATTTCGGCCCGTATGAATCGAGCCGTTCCCATTTTTTCGTGCTGCCTATGCCCTCATAGGTGATACACTCGCCTCCGAATTTATTCGTACCGACCTTTGGCTTTACATAGGCGAGGTTCCGTCCGGAGGGCAGTGTAATAAAGAGCATCCCGGAGCGACAGGAGAAGGTAAGTCCGTAGCTGCTGGTTGCGTGTTTATATTTCACGGCCTCCATAACAGCTCGGTCGACATCCCACCAGAATTTCACGATATTGGGATTTGTCTGCCGCCATGCATCCACCAGCGGAGGAAGCTCATCTTCGGAAAGTCCCATCTCAATAGCGCCCATTGCCTTTAAGGCACCGACCGAGCCGCCGTAGCCGAGCGCAAGTTCCGCGATTTTGCCTTTTTGACGCAAGTGGCCATTAATGCCATGCTTCTCGACCGGGACATGGAACATCTGACTGGCGCTGGCGCAGTAGATGTCACCTCCGGTTTCAAAGACTTTTTGACGCCACGTCTCACCGGCATACCACGCGATGACTCTTGCTTCGATGGCGCTGAAGTCGGAAACATAAAACTGCGTACCATCCTTCGGGATGAAGGCTGTCCGGATCAGCTGGGAGAGGGTGTCCGGGACATCCTCATATAAGAGCTTCACGGCGTCAAAATCTCCGGATTTTACAAGAGCGCGTGCGTCGGCCAGATCCGGGAGATGATTTTGCGGGAGGTTTTGTAATTGTATAAGCCTGCCTGCCCAGCGTCCGGTACGATTGGCTCCGTAAAAAGCGAACATGCCGCGAGCCCTGCCGTCATCACAGACCGCACGCTCCATAGTCTGATATTTCTTGACGGAGGATTTGGCAAGCTGTTGTCGGAGTTCCAGAACGGTCTGAAGTTCTGGAGGAGCGGTTTTGATAAGCTCTGCCACGACTTTCTTTCCAAGACTGTCAGTTTCGAGTCCGTTACCCTTGAGCCACTGTTTCATTTGCTGGACGGAGTTTGGATTATCAAGTGCTGTCATATCTTTCATGGCAGCAGTCAGTTCTGACCGGGAGCGGGAGTCCATTTCGATCGCTTCCTTCACCAGATCCATGTCGAGCCGGACACCACGGTCGTTGATTTCCTGATCGATGCGGTATTCATCCCAGACTTCCTTCGGCACAGGGAATTTTGCAAGACGATCCTTAATGCCGATCTCGGTCTCTACATCTCTGATATTATATTTTTTGAAGGCCTCCCACTTGTCCGGTGCATGGAAAGGGTGGTTCCTTGTGCGACCGCCGTTTGTTTTCGTCGGAGCACAGGGCACGGAGAAGTATTTGATCAGGTCTTTTCCCTCCGTGAGTTTCTGTTTTTCAAGACCAAGGACGGCACCGACGCCTTCCAGAGAGAGCGGCAGTCCCATTGTTGCCGCCCAGACCATAGAGCAGCGCCAGCTTTCCGGATTCAAGAAGCGTGCGCATTCGGTCGAGATAGGGTGGTTATCATGGAAGGGATCGAGGCTTACTCCCAGATCACGGAGATAACGGGATAAACACACCCTTTCAAAATTTGCGTTGAAAGCCCATTTGATGACAGTATCATCAGTCAGAGCATCTATAATTTCCTGCGGCAGACGTTCTCCCTGTGCAAGGTCGATGACCGTCACCTCGGAGCCATCGGAGCTGTAGCCGAACAGCAGTATCTCAAAATCTGGTGACTCGGCATATTTATATACGCCACATTTGGATAGGTTCACGTCGCTGTAGGTTTCGATATCAATACTAAGTGTTTGCATAGATTTTCACCTCAATTCAAACAAGCGGCTTAAGATCACTCCTAAGCCGCCTGCCGGTACTGGATTATTTCAGGGATTCCATACGCTTGATATGGTATTCGTCGTCCTGCGCGGCCTTTTTCTCCTCGCGTTTCTCACGCTTGAAGTCGTTGATCACCGTCTGGATGGCGACCACTGCCCAAGACAGGACTACGATGCAGAAGCATCCGATCAGGATGTTGCAGAGAAGGGATGAAATCATAACTGTGCTTTCCATTGTTTTGCGCTCCTTTCCTTAGTTGAGAAAATCTTCATCGTCGTCAGTAGCAAAGTCGGACTCAGCGCTTGCCTTGCCGCCAAGAGGCTCACCGTCGCGGATCTTCTGCAAATTGTTAAGCCCGCAGGCGATTCCCTTGTTGCCGGAAGAGTTGAAAGCATAAAACGTGATGCTGGCTCTACCGTACACGCCGCTGTACACTTCGGAACGGGTGAGAATCGGGTTCAGGTCTGCATCCACGATGCCGGGAGCAGAGGTGGCATTGGCATTCACGAAGTAGGCGTTCTTGTAGGCCTCGTCATCCGGACGTTCAGCGTCGCCGTCACGAAGAGGAGTTTTCAGAACAGAGAGCGCCGGTACAGACTTGCCGTTGCCCTTGAGCTTGGCTTCGCCCTCCTTGTAGGCAGCTTCGATGGCGGCCTCGATCTTGGCGATGGTCTTGGTATCGGACTTCGGGATGATAAGGCTCACGCTGTACTTGGGAGTGCCGCCGTTGATGGATTTCGGCTCCCAGACATTTGCATAGCTCCAGCGGGTGTCGACACCGGTGATAACCTTCATGGGATTGCTGATTTTTACATTCTTACTCATTGTCGTTTTCCTCCATAAAATCATTTTTGGCTGTGTTCATGGCCGGGCGCTTGTCGCTATCCGGCACAAGTGTGGGTTTGCCCTGTGGCTTTTCGATATAAGCCGTCAGGAGTTCATCAAAGCGGGACTTGCCGAGGAGCTTCTGCATGGCGGTGACGCCGAGCAGCTTTTTCTCATACGGGTCGAAGCCTGCTTTCTCGACCGTTTCAATGACAGCGGCCTCATTGCTGTATCTTCGGTTGGCACGTCCTTCGACGAGCTTGAAGCCAGTCCACTCCTTACCGGAGAGAGCTTGCTGCAGGGCATATTCCTTGATGTCGGATGCCCAGCTGACCAGCTCATCCACTTTGCCGAGGATAACCTCGATCTCGGTGTCCGTGAGCAGTGGCGGGAGCTTGAAATCATGCTGCGCGAGTTTCAGGTTAGCTTCGGCTCTGGCTCGGCACTCGTTCTTGGCCTTGCAGAAGCCGCACCATTCACCACACAGGAAATTCCCATCTCCGGCGAAGGCCAATTCTGCGGTGGGCTTCAATACTTCGTCTGCCCAGCGGTAGAGCGCGTCTTTGCTGATCTCGAACGTGCTGATGTTTTGCCGTCTCGGCTGGTAGATGGTCATGGAAACCTGATCGATGTCGTAGATGCCATCGAAAAGCTCCAAAGCGCCGAGCGCGTAACACTGCATCTGCGGGTTTTCATCTGCTGAGACCAGAACGCCGAGACCGTGTTTGTAATCGATGATCCTGAGTGTGCCGTCTGCAATGATGATGCAGTCGGCTGTTCCGAAGCCCTGTTCTACCCAGCGGGAGAAGTCCACACGCTGCTCGATCAGGACGACCGGGTCGCTGCATGTTTCCTTGGCGGCTTCGACTTGCTCCAGAACGTATTCGGCATAGCCGCTGGCGCAGTCCTCCATCTCTTCGGAATACCATTTGAGGCTTTTGGTCGGGTCTTCTGCGGGAAGTCCAAGAGCGGACTTGATCTTGAATTCGCCAAGCGCATGGGCGTCGGTACCTTCCGCAGCGTAGTCGCTTCCTTTATCCTCATAGGTTTCGCAGAGCCTTGCTGATGGCGGGCAGTGCAGCCACCTATCGGATGAAGATGCGGAGAGGATCGCGTGTGCTTTAGCTGCCATTGCCGATTACCTCCGCGTCCTTCAACAGGGCTTCATAATTTGCCGGGTCTACGGCTGAGAGCTTTGCGGCACCGTACTTCTGGAGCAGGGTGCGAACCTCTGCGGTGTGACCGGCACGGGACTTCTCGGCAAGGACGGCTCTTACATCCTCCAGCTTGATCTCCGGCTTGGGTTCCTCCTTCTTAGCAGCACTTTTAAAATGTTGCTGCTTAGAATTGTCGTCTCCAGAAAACTGCTGGTAGAGCCAGTCGGCTGCGGCATTAATAGAAGCAGCAGCGGTGCGGAGCTCTTCGATGGTTTGTGCCATTTCTGCCATCTTTGACATTTTCTTTTCCTCCTTCCTCGGATTGGCTTGCGGCAAGTACCAGGAGGTTCCTTGCCAGTCTGGCGGATACGTGACTGATGGAATTCAGGAGTTTGATCTCCTCATTCACGTTGCCGCCGGTGTCTGCATAATTGCGGTACATCATGTTCAACTCGCTTTCTGAAGGCTTTGTTCTCTGTCCTTCACGTTCCACTGGAGATGAACTTCCGATTTGAGCGGAGGATTTTATAAAAAGTTTTCCGACCACCATCCGATTGGTGGATAGCGGCCGGAAAGGGTGTTATTCGCGGTACTTATATTACTTGTCGCCGGCAATTCTGCGCAGGTCGGTGCGGTACTTCTTCATCTGATCAGCAAAGGTCTTCTGCGGGCGACCGAGCTTTCTGGCGATAGCACGGTCGGAGATGCCCTCCGGATGATCCTGCCAAAGCTGAATGATTGTATCAGCCTCCGGGTCGAGCTCACGCAGTCGTGCAAAAAGCTGCTCCAGCAGCATACGGTCAGCGATGACCTCGTCCATTGGCTTGCTGCTGTCAGGAATATAATCGCCGAGGGTGCCGTTGCCGTCCGGGAGCGGTTGATCCAAAGATGAAGTGTCACCAGCAGCGTGGTATTCACATCCGATGCAGTCGCCGTCGCACTTCCATATAAAGCGGTAAGGGCACATACACCTGCCGTGATCCTGCTCTTTGTGGCGGATACGGTCGGCTTCCTTATAGAAAGAGTCGTGCTGCGCCTTGGTGACCGGAACCTTCTCGGCAGTGCTGCGAACGTAGATGAAATAGGTCTTCTGATTGTCGTTGTTTTGCATAATGAAAGCCCTCCTTCGGCTTTTGCCGAAATGGAGAGCTCCAGACATGCAAAACCAGACCACAGGCGTGAGGGCATAACCGAAGGATTACTCCATTTCGGCTGCACCTCACTTCCGGTGATCGGTACAGTATTTGATTGTCATCGGTAGTCACGTGGAACCGGAAACACCCTGCGCAGATGGCTCCCACGTGCTAAGGCAAGTATGCCATTTTTCGGGATTGGAACCTCAGACACAGGCATGTCCGTTTTTGCGGTGCTGATAGGCAGAAACGAGAAGGCCAAGATGAACTTTATATTGAAAAATGGATAAAAAAAGACCAGACATAGTTGTGTCCGGTGGGGAATTTTAAGAACGCACAAATAAAAAATAATATCAACAAATAACAACAAACTCTTGAAAAATTCACATTTATGGTGTATAATAAAATAGTTAAGCTGTATTCAGATTCAAATCACGAGGTGAGAGCATGGAAGAAATCATGAATGACAAATGGATAAGCATAGATGAAGCTGCGGAATATTTAGGAATCAAAACAGTTACTCTTCGCAGCTGGATCAGAAATGGTAAGGAAGGTTTGCCTGCTCAAAAAATCGGAAAACAGTGGAAGTTTAAAATTTCCGAACTCGATGAATGGGTTAAGAGCGGTAAGAGCGCTGACTGATTCGCACTGAAAATCAAAGAAAATCATTAGACAAGGAGCAGGCGAAAAATGGCTGTCAAGAAAACACAATTATATGCATCGCTTTGGGCGAGCTGCGACAAACTTCGCGGAGGCATGGATTCCTCGGAATATAAGGACTATATCCTGACGCTTCTGTTCATGAAGTATGTCACTGATAAATTTAAGAATAAGGGAGCCTACGAGGACATCAAGGTCTTCGATAAGGCACACGACAAAGATCCCGATCCGGAGAAGCGGACGGGCTGCTCCTTTGATGACTTTATTGCGCTTAAGGGAAAGAAGAACATCGGCGAGGGCATGGATAAGATCATTGCCCGTCTTGCTGACGAAAATACTGACCTGAAGGGCGTTATTGATATTGCACATTTTAACGATGAGAAGAAACTGGGAAGCGGTAAGGAAATGGTCGATAAGTTGACCGATCTCATATCCATCTTCCAGCGTCCAGAACTGGACTTCTCCCGGAACAAGGCTGAAGGCGATGACATCATCGGAGACGCCTACGAATATTTGATGCGCAAATTCGCTACAGAAAGCGGAAAGAGCAAGGGACAATTCTATACACCTGCAGAGGTTTCCAGAATCCTCGCCAATGTGGTAGGTATCAGTCGCTGCACGGATACCAGCGCCACGGTATGCGATCCGGCTTGTGGAAGTGGAAGCCTGTTAATTCGAGCTATCGACGCGGCTCCGATTCCGATTATGGGATATGGCCAAGAAAAGGAAAGCACCACAGCTGGTCTGGCAAAGATGAATGCCGTCCTGCATCGTAAAGCCGAGATTACTATCAAGAGTGGTAATACCTTCTCAAATCCGCAGTATCTTGACAAATCCGATAATTCCATACTTGAGCGATTCGATTACATAGTAGCTAATCCGCCTTTTTCAATGAAAAACTGGCGTGATGGTATTGCCGGTAAAGAGTATGGTCGATTCGAGGGCTATGGGGATACGCCTCCGGAGAAGAACGGAGACTATGCTTGGCTCATGCACATTCTTAAAGCATTGAAGTCGAACGGCAAAGCTGCAGTTATTCTTCCTCATGGTGTTTTATTCCGTGGAAACGCGGAAGCTACTATCAGGGAAGCTATTATTAAGAAGCATTGGATCAAGGGTATCATCAGCCTTCCGGCAAACCTGTTTTATGGTACCGGTATCGCTGCATGCGTTCTTGTTATTGACAAAGAGGGTGCGGCAAATCGTCAGGGTATCTTTATGATTGATGCCAGCCGTGGGTACGTTAAGGACGGAAATAAAAACCGTCTGCGTGAACGTGATATTTACAGAATCATTACAACATTCAATGAGCAGATAACAACCGATCCCAAGTATGCTCGTTTCGTACCAAACGATGAAATTGAAAAGAAGAATGGGTATAACCTGAACATCACTCGCTATATTGACTCCACAGATCCGGAGGATATTCAGGATATCTATGCGCATATTCATGGTGGAATTCCGGCGGTTGATATTGACAGTCTATCTAAGTATTGGGATGTGTTCCCTTCGCTGAAGGCTGAGTTGCTGTCGGCGATTAGCGATAAGTATTACAGCCTGAATGTGAAGCATGAGAATATCCGTCAGACGATATATAAAAACGCCGAGTTCTCAGATTATGGCGAGAAACTCGACGAGGCTTTTGCGGCATGGAAGTCCAAGGAGTATTCTGTCCTTTCTGCCCTTGATGAGGATGTATCCGCAAGGGAGTTGATTGTAAGTCTTGCAGAGGATATTCTCGCTGAGTTTGAGCACCTGACGCTGATTGATAAATACGACGTGTATCAAGTGCTGCTGGCTTATTGGAACGAGGTCATGAACGATGACGTGTCGCTTATCATAAGCGAACCGGATGGCTATGCCAATGCCAGAGCGACGGATAATATCGAAGAGGAAATCACGCAGGGCAAGAATAAAGGCGAGATGAAAGTCACCGGATGGGAAGGGAGATTGATTCCAAAGGCCATAGTGATAGATGCCTTCTTCCGCGAGGAGAAGAATTCCATAGAGGAAGCCGAGAACGTTGTCGCAGAAACGGAATCCCTGCTTTCTGATCTGGTTGAGAGCGCCGACGAAGAATCTGCTCTTGCCGATGTAGCTGAAAACGGAAAGGTCAAGGCGAAGGATTTAGAGGCTAAGATTGAGGAACTCACACAGCATGTGGAAACCGAGGAGACAATTGAGCTGGAACTTTTGATGGATCAGCTTCCGATGCAGAAGAAGCGCCTTCAGGCATATCTGGTGGGACACCCGCTTTGCGAAAGCGCTGTAACAGAAAAAGGAACTGTTACAAAGTCTTCTATCATGCTGCGCCTATTTATTATTCGTACAGTAGAGAGCGTACCGGAAAGCTTGCAGGATGATGTAAATCAACTCAGACAGGCTTTAGATCTTTGCGGCAAAGTGTCCGACTACAACAAGGTTGTAAAAGATCTGAACAAGGCGCTTGATGAGAAGTGCAGGGCAAGGTATGACAGTCTGACAGATGAAGATATTAAGAATCTGTTGGTGAACAAGAAGTGGTTTGATAGCATCTTCTCTGGTATAGCTGATCTGTATGCTGCAATTTCTCATCGCTTGACTAATAGAATTGTTGAGCTTGCAGAGCGGTATGAAAATACGCTTCCGGAGCTTGATAAAGATACAACTGAGTATGAGGCCAAGGTGAAGTCTCATCTGGAAAGGATGGGATTCAAATGGTAAACATTAAGTGGAAAGAAGCTCCGGTTAAAGATTTGGTGAAAATTGAAACCGGCAGCAGAAATACTGAAGACAAAAATGATGATGGGCAATATCCGTTTTTTGTACGTTCGCAAACTGTTGAGCGTATAGATAGTTTTCACTATGATTGCGAAGCTGTTCTTACAGCCGGAGATGGAGTGGGTACCGGAAAGGTTTTTCATTACATAAATGGAAAATTCGATGCACATCAGAGAGTATATGTTATGTCACAGTTTAAACAGGAGGTTTTAGGAAAGTATTTTTATTACTGGTTTTCCAAAAACTTCTATGCTGAGGTGGCAAAGTATACAGCAAAGTCTTCAGTTGATTCTGTACGTAGACAAATGATTGCGGGTATGGTGATTTCATTGCCTTCAGCAGAAGAGCAAGAAAAAATAGTTGGTGTCTTATCCGACGTTGATACGCTAATCACTGACTTGCAGAAGCTCATCCGGAAGAAAAAGGATATCCGTCAGGGTACGATGCAAATGCTTGTCACCGGGAAGAAGCGACTGGATGGGTTCGATGGAGAATGGGTAAAAATCAATCTCTCAAAGAATTCCAAACTTAAAGCGCGTATTGGCTGGCAGGGATTGACCACTGCGGAGTATCTGGATGAAGGTTATTCATACCTGATTACTGGTACAGATTTTAAGGATGGTCAGATTGACTGGAATGGTTGTCATTATGTGGACTACAACAGGTATGAACAAGATCCCAATATTCAAGTTTCAAACGGCGATCTCCTGCTTACAAAAGACGGTACCATTGGAAAAGTTGCATATGTGGCTGATCTAACCAGACCGGCGACACTAAATAGTGGCGTATTTCTTGTAAAGCCTATAACGGATGCATATATAGCACATTTTATGTTTTACGTATTAGAGTCGTCAGTATTTAAGGATTTCCTTCAGCAACTGTCAGCGGGGTCGACGATTAATCACTTGTATCAGAAAGACCTTGTGAAGTTTGACTTATATGTACCACCAACGAAGGAAGAACAAGAAGCCATAGCTGGTATCCTTTTTGACATGGATTCAGATATCCATAGACTCGAAAAGAAGCTATCAAAATACCAGAAAATAAAGCAAGGAATGATGGAAGAACTGCTGACCGGCAAGGTCAGATTGATGTAAGGAGGTGCCTGTCAGATGAGTATTGGGGATGCCGAAATCAAAACACAGGAAAGAGTGATCCGCTTCTTTAAAGATCCGGAAATCTTGGGCTATCAGTATATCGGTAACCTGTCGGATTATCAGAATAAGAACATCAAGGAAGATCGCCTGCGCCAGTATCTTCGACTGAAGGGCTATGCAGACAAACTGATTGATGCTGCCGTTATGCAGCTGTAGCAGGAAGCAGGAAACCTTTCTCGTGGGGTCTATGATGCCAATAAGACTGTGTATTCGCGGTTGAAGTACGGCATTCCAGTCAGTGAGAGCCCGGAGAAGCCTCCGGTGACAGTTGAACTTATTGACGAAGCCAATCCGCTAAATAATGACTTTGCAATCGCTGAGGAAGTAACTGTTGTTGAGCAGCAGGAGAAAAGGCCGGATCTTGTCATCTATTTGAACGGTATTGCTGTGGCCGTTATCGAATTAAAGCGAAGCAGCATCTCCGTGTCCGAAGGCATCCGCCAGAATCTCACAAATCAGAAGGACTCCTTTATTCGAGGCTTCTTTACTACCATGCAGTTCTGTATGGCTGGAAACGAGTCGGAAGGCCTGCGCTACGGGACGCTTCTGACCGGAGAGAAGTTTTATATGGAGTGGAAGGATGACGGTTTCAAAGAACATGAGGAGGAGCGTGATCCAGTAGATGTTCGTATCAGTAAAACCTGCGAAGTCATCGATAATAAACTCCTGAAGCAGATATATGCCATGTTCGATAAGGAACGTTTTATCGACCTTATTATGAATTTTGTTGTCTTCGATAAAGGCATCAAAAAGGTGTGCCGGTACAATCAGTATTTTGGCATCAAGCGCACTCAGCAGAGGCTTAATAATCTGAGGACGGAGCTTCACAATCCGAACAGAGATCAGGATAAACCGCTGGGTGGTATTCTTTGGCATACACAGGGTTCAGGCAAAACGCTGACAATGGTATGGCTCGCCAAGTGGATTCTGACACATTGGGCGGAACTTAATGCCCGTGTCCTTATTGTGACAGACAGAGATGAGCTTGATGAGCAGATAGAAAAAACATTCACTGGCGTGGATGAAAATATTGCTCGTACCAAGAGTGGTAAGGATTTGCTGAATCGCCTGAATGTATATGATGATTCGCTGATTTGCTCTCTGGTTCATAAGTTTGGCCGTCGTGGCGGAGAAGCGACAGAAAATGACTACGATAAGTATATTGAAGAGCTGAAAGCCTCCCTCCCTGCCGATTTCGAGGCAAAGGGAAATCTTGTGGTATTTGTTGACGAATGCCACAGAACGCAGTCCGGTAAGCTCCATACGGCGATGAAGACTATCATGCCGAATGCAGTATTTATCGGTTTTACGGGTACTCCGTTGCTGAAAAAGGATAAAAAGATCAGTATCGAAGTTTTCGGTACATATATCCATGCTTATAAATATAACGAAGGCGTTGCCGATGGTGTCGTGCTGGATTTGCGTTATGAGTATCGTGATGTTCCACAGAATTTATCTTCGCAGGATCGTGTTGACCAGTGGTTTGATGTAAAGACCAGAGGCCTCTCTTCTCGTGCTAAAGCAAAGCTCAAGGAGAAGTGGGGCACGATACAGAAGGTATACAGTTCTCGGTCTCGTCTGGAAAAGGTTGCATGGGACATCATTCAGGATTTTAATATGAAGCCACGTCTGATGGATGGAAACGGTAATGCGATTCTTGTAGCTGATGGTATTCCTACGGCTTGTAAGTATTACGAAATCTTCCAACAGATGGGCTTTAAGAAGTGCGCCATCATATCTTCCTATACACCGAACAAGGGCGAACTGCGCACTGATACCGTCAGCGATGAGGATGATACTGAAACCTTCCTCAAATACGAGACGTATTTGAAGATGCTGGGGCTTGATCCTTCTGACCTTCCGAATGCGGGATCGGTTCAGGCCAAGGTGGAGGAATTTGAAAAGGAGGCAAAGCGCAAATTCGTAGAGGAGCCCGCGAATATGAAGCTCCTTATCGTCGTGGACAAGCTCCTCACCGGATTTGATGCGCCTCCTTGTACCTACCTTTACATCGACAAGAGGATGCAGGATCACGGCCTGTTTCAGGCGATTTGCCGCGTCAATCGCCTTGATGATGATAGTAAAGACTTCGGCTATATCGTGGATTACAAGCAGCTGTTTGGACAACTCCAGACTGCAATGAAGGACTATACTTCCGGAGCTTTTGAAGGATATGATCCGGAGGATGTAAAAGGACTTGTTAAGGATCGCCACGATGCTACGGTATCCTATTTTGAGGAAGTGTATGATGCCGTCGAAGAACTCTGCGAAGGCGTCGAGGAACCTCGTGGGGAAATCCAGTACATCCATTATTTCTGTGGTGTTTCCGGTCAGTCGGAGGAGAGCGACGAGATTTATGCACGCCTGAGAGAAAAACTCTATCGTCTGGTGAGCAGTCTTGTCAGAGCGTTCGCGGAAGCAAAACCATATCTGGTTGATGACATCTCATCTGGCAAACTGAATGAATATGACAAGAAGGTCACTTTCTACATTGAGTTGAAGAAAACCATCGGTACGGCCAGTGGTGACTTCCTCGATTTGAAGGCCTATGAGCCTGATATGAGAAAGATGATCGATAACTACATCACGGCAGCGGACGCAGAAAAGATCGGTGATTTTGATGATCTTACCCTATTGGATTTTGTAGCAAAGCAGGGTGAGACGCTTACCGGTGAAGGCGATAGCGGCCACAAAGAAGGTGCAGCAGAGGCCATCGAGAATAACATCCGTAAGAAGGTTATCGAAAAGGTCACTGTCAATCCGCGCTACTACGCAAAAATGTCAGAAATCCTTGATAAGCTCATTGAAGAGCGTAAGCAGGGAGTTCTTGACTATGCTGAGATGCTTGAGAAATATATAAAGCTGGCTAAGGACGTTGATTGCCCGGAGGATAACGATAAATATCCGGAAAGCATCCGTAAGAGCAAGGCGCTTATGGCTATTTATGACAACACCGGCGAGGACGAGAAACTTGCCCTACGAATTCACAAAGCCGTGAAAAAGCAAGCTCTGTCTGGTTTCAGGGATAATCAGGTTGTTGTCAGAAGAATAAAAAAGGCTCTCTTTGAGATTCTGGGTGATGATTCCGAGGTGGAGCGCATCTATAAGATCATTGAGAAACAGGAGGAGTATTAATGCGCATTGTCATTTCCGGGATTCCGATTGATGTGCAAAAAAAGAATATAAAGAATATGCACCTTCAGGTGAAGCCGCCGGATGGACATGTGGTAATTTCTGCGCCTTTATCCGTGGACGATAAAGCTATAGAGGCTTATGCCAGAACTCAGCTGGGCTTTATCAAGAGGGCTATTGCGCAGTTTCAGGATCAGCCAAGAGCATCGAAGCGACAGTATGTTTCCGGCGAGACGATGTATATCTGGGGGAAGCAATACTTTCTTGTCTTCAAGCCGGACAATCAAAAGAACAGCTTCGAGATTCAGAATCAGAATATTGTTCTATCCATGAGCGCCAAAAGTACCGTGGAAGAAATAGAAAAGCGTCTGCCTAAGTGGGAGACACAGACAGGACTTAAATGTGATTCTTGGCAAACGAAATATATGGTCACAAAATGGGGTGCCTGCAGCACAGATAAAAAGAAGCTGTGGTTCAACCTGCAGCTCGCCCAGAAACCGTATGCCTGCCTTGATTATATTATTTTGCATGAGCTTACACATTTAATCACAAGAAAGCATGATGCTACATTCATCGCACACATGGATAGGCACATGCCTAATTGGCGTGAAATACGTAAAGAGCTCAACGACAGCAGACTGGACTACTATGAAGCGCAGGATGAAAGCCCACTGCAGAAACTGATCGACCAATCTCGTTATGACGACATCCGGGATGCGGCCATAGCTTATATTCAAGAGGATCATTCTGGTGACACGAAAAGACTATCGGTCATTGATATGGAAATCGAGAATGTTATCCATATTGAACAGCCGGAGGATGGCGTGATTGCTTTCGATGTAATTGCATCATGCGATGTCGAAATGCCATCCGCATCTCGCAAGGGATATTTTAATGAGCGCTGGCTTAAGATCCATTGTCAGGTTACTCTTGGCATCGATATGAGCGGGTTCCGGATCATGTCTGTTGGTAATTGTGAGCCGCAAGAGGAATCTGATAATGACCGTCTGTCCGGAGAGCTGGTACCTATTATCTCTCGCGACCAGTTTGAAGGCGAGGCTGAGAAGTTCCTGACAAGGTATTGTCCGGAAGCACTGGATAAACCGATGAGGGTTCCAATCGAGACAATAGCCAGCGATATGAAACTACAGGTTATCGAAGATGTTCCTCTGTCAGATGATCTTACTTACTTTGGGACTATCATATTTGATAACGGGAATGTTCTCGATAAGCACCGGAAGATTACAATTCGCAATGCCAAACGAGGAACCGTTTATCTTGATCCGCGTGTCTCCTATGAAAGATCTGTAGGAACAAAGCGCACTACTCTGGCTCATGAATGTTTCCACTGGTACCGTCATCAGCCTTATCATGTGTTGATGAAAATGATAGGTGCTAACGATAATCTTGGAAGGGCTATCCAGTGCCAAATAGCTGCAAACACAACTGATTCAGATAAATGGAAGGCCGTAGACTGGATGGAGTGGCAAGCCAAAGGTGTCGCTCCGAGAATCTTGATGCCTGCGAAAACGACGCGCTTGAAGGTAGAACAGCTTCTTGTAGCTTATGGCGGGGCTGATGATGCGAGCATTGCAGCCTATGAGAATGTCATTGATGAACTTGCGGAGCTGTTCGATGTGTCGAGGCAGGCAGCCAAGGTTCGCCTGATGGATCTGGGGTATTCCAAAGCTGAGGGTGCATATCCGTTTGTGGATGGTCAGTATGTTCGCGGATATTCATTTGAAGCCGGTGCCTTGGATAAGAATCAGACATTCACTATTCCCTATGCCGATTTGTTTAAGGCATACTGCTTTGACCGTGAGTTTAAGAAGCTGATTGACAGCGGACAGTTTATTTTTGCAGATCGTCATCTCGTTCTCAATAACGAGAAATACATAGCGAGAGATCAGTCCGGGAATGCTACGCTGTCAGAATATGCGCTCTCGCACATGGATGAATGCTGCGTCGTCTTCTCGAAGGGATATAGTTATCAATCGAAATATCAAGGGGCGAGGTATTACACGCAGTTTATGCGTAATTCAGCGCCAGTTGAAAATCAGGTCGAGTATTCCTTCGAGCTTAATGCACACAACAAGGCACTTCTTGATCAGATC